TTGTTCGAACGTTTGTTTCTGCATGATTCTGCAAAGTTTTTCATGCGCTTCTATTTTTTGTATTGCTGATTTTCTAGCCATTATGTTCGTCTCCTACTAGCAATAACTTGCTCTGTTGGTGATAATAGAGCTTGTTGTGTTCGTGTCAAGTTAGTATTTTGTGCTAATTGATTAGGTAATATATTTGGTTGTGGTGTTGCAGGTAATGCTGGTGTCTGTATTTTTGCCTCTGGTTCTTCACTAACTAAATCTCTAATAACACCTGTTGTTTTTCTTAATACTCTTTTTATTAAACCTTCGTCTTTAATAGGGTCTCCATTCTCATCTTTTAAAATATTACCTTTTTTATCTACTTTATAATCAAACTCTGCTGGATCATATTCATTACCTCTTGTAAAAAATTCTTTGTCATCATACTCATCTATAATATCGTCTAGTTGATCTTCTGGAAAAACAAAGTCTTCATTCAATCTATATTTAAATTTATTATTTGTAAAATCTTCTATCTCTGTTTCTAAAGTATTTACCTTTGTTTCAAACCTTTTTTCAGAATAATTTATTGGAGTAAATTCACCATCAATTAATGATTTTACTAATTTTTTATTTGTGCCAGCTTTAATCATTATTTCTTCTATTGTGTCTTCATCTAAATCTAAGTGTTTTAAATCTTGTATTCTAATAAACATGTCTTTTTGTATTCTAAATGCCTCCTCTTGCATTTTTCTAAAAGTTCTAACCATGTCAGATGGAGTGTTTTTTTGATAATTATCAACATTATAAAACTCTTCGTTTTCATCAGTTGCTCTTAGTTTTCTATTCATATCTGATGTAAAAAATCTTAAATCTTTTTTTACATCTATTCTTATAATTCTAGTACCAGCAAATAATGCAATTAATTCATCTTTTAAATTTAAGGGTTTACCAGCAGCTGTTAAATCTTTTGATATTGCTCCAGCAACTTTGTCAACGTTTACAAATATACCTGGCTTAACACCATCTAAAATATATGCAAAAGATTTAGCAAACTTATCTCCTATACCATCTGATGCAGAATATACTGTACCGCCTTGTGCTTTCTTACCTTTTCTTGTTGTAACATCTAGGACTCTATCATATCCAATTGGTTCTGTTATGAAAGGACTTAATAAAGTCATTACAGGTCCATCCTCTGCAAACATTAATTCTAAAACATAATCTTCAGTTTCTTGTGGATTTAATTTTTGTTGTTTTGCTTTTGCTAAAGCAGAGGCCATAGGTGCGTACAAACTATCATATGGTGAAAAATAAGAATAGTTTATGGCTGCAGACTCACCATCTTTCCATCCTTCAATAGGTAATAAACTAGAATTTTTATCCCATGGTGCAGCTGAGGATCTTTTATACGCATCCCATTGTGAGCTAGTGCTGTTTGTAAGAAATTGTGCAGTTTGAACTACTCCTGTGCCTCCAGCATATAAAGTCATAAATCCACCTAATAATCTTCTAAGACCCATTTGTCTAACAGCAGGATTATTACTGGACGCTTGTTTTAAACCAAAATTTAAAATATTTGCTCCTGTTCTTAATATTTCTGCAGGAAAAGATACAAAAGCACCTAACGGTATTTTTCTTAAACTTTGTATCGCTGGTGGAACTTTAGAATATGTTGGGTATGTATTTCTAATAGAATATGCAGCTGCTTCATCTAAAGCATCATCAAAAGTTTTTATATTTCCTGTTATAGGGTTTATATCTTGGAACTCTTGCCCCATTTCTCTAAAATAAGATTTAATATCATCTAAATTTCTAAAACCTTGTGATAGTATGCTTCTTTCATATTCAAAACCATAATGTTTCCATAAGTTATCACCCCCTGCATAAACTCTTGCAACTTTGTCGGTAGGTGTCATTTTTATTAATCTATCAAAAAGTTGGTCAGATGTTCTAATAGTATTATTTTTTACTGCATCCATTATGGCTTTTAATTCTGATGCAACTACGTTTTCATCCCAAACTCCTAAACGAACTAATCTTTCTACATAATTATTAAATTCTACTTCATCTATATTTTTTTGACCTGCCTTAAATATATCATCTAACACTATTTTAATTGCATTTGTAACACTAGCATTACCACCAATGTGGCCATTCATAAGCGCAAAGAAAGCAGCGGATGATACATTTCTAACTTGTGTTTGAGGTGAATATAAAGTTTTACCTATTTGAATAGCAACTTTACCTTGCATAATTTCTCTGTAAATTGGATATGCTAATGCATCATCTAAAAAACCACCCACTCCTTGAAACATTTGAACATATTCTGGGTCAGCAAACAACTCCATCAAATCAGATTTCATATGTCTTCCAAGTCGTGGTAATTTTTCTACACGTTCAGCGTTTAATACACCAGCGTTGATAGCATCTTCACGACTTCTAAATAACCAGTTGTTTTTTAAACCAGATCTAGCAATAAAATCTGCAGCTCTTTTATTAGCCATGGCACTTATCATTTCTGCAGTTGTTGCTCCTACTACTGCTTTTAAATTTTTTTCAGGTCCTAATAAATTTTTTACTACATCTGGTAACTCTTCTCCTGTTTTCATAAATTCATAATTTTTAAATCTTAACAGTTTTCCTATTTCTTTTAATTGTGATAAAGGATTTTTACCTTCTACTCTGCCTATTCTTAAAACAGAATCTACCATCATTTTTGCAGATTCTTCGTACGCATTTTCAACATTTAATTTAGGAAAAGTATTTTTAGCACTTATTCTTAAATCTTTATTTTTTTTAACAAGATTTTTTGTTACCCATTCTACAGCGTTATTATATATTTTTTGATCTGGTGCATAGTTAGGATTAGTAAATGTCGCAAAAGATTTAATTAAATAATTTTTTACTCTTTTAGCTTCTATTGCAGCTACTTGTTTTGTAAGTTTGTCTGCTCTTTTATCTTTAGGCAAAGACTTTTGAAACTCTATCATTGTTTTTTGTATCTGTGTTTTTAAATCTATAGCTAAAGGTTGTAGTTCTTTTGGTAATGCATCTTTAGTAATCTTATCTCTTAAAAACTCTTCTACTTGATCAAGATAATGTTTTTGTAACGCAGGCGAGCTAAACCCTTTATTATAATCATTTTCAAAACCTTTTGCTAAATTGTAAGCTTTTTTCTCTAAACCCTCCATAGTTCTATCTAATCTTCTTGCTCTACTTTTTATAAAAAGATTTGCTTGTTCTGATACACCCTCTATATCTTTTGGTTGTTTACCGTATGATCTAAAATAAGATAGTATGTTATCTAACTTTTTAATTACTCTTTTTTCTGTCTTTGGATCAGTTACAGAATACAATCGCCATTGTTCAAATGGAGGTAATTGTTTTACTATTTTACGTGAAAAAGCTGATACAATTGTTGGAGCAAGTGCTCTTGTTAATACAAAATTAGTGGCATTTCTAATTGTTTTAGCAGTTCCTGTTACAGCTGGTTTAACAGCCTGTCTTGACCCAAGATATGTAATAGGTCTAAATACTGCATTGTTTACACCTTTAGCTCCTAAACTAGCTGTGGTTTTTACAAAAGGTGCAAGACCATATTTATATCCAAGCTGTAATGCTTTTCCAACCATTGGAAAACCAGCTCCTATTAATGTTCCTTCTGCACCATACTTAATTTTGTTTCTAAATTCTGCCGCTGCTCTTTTTCTTCCTGTTAAACCTTTTGTTTCCTCTGGTTCAAAAAACAAAGATTCTCTTCCTGGCTCTGATACTAAAAAATCTGTTGCACCGACGACTGTCATACCTTCTATGGCTCTTGATGCAATTTTACTAACTTTTTTAGCTCTTGCGGTTTTACCCATACCTTCAACAACATTTTTAATTTGTTTGAAAGTTTTGGTTCTATTTAAAACTTTTTGAATAATACCACCTGGTATTCCAAATTGAGTCATTAACGCTATAAGATCTCCCCTCCATGTTTCTGGTCTAGAAGGTTGTCGTTTAGGATCCTCCATCATTTCATCAAAAGATTCTAAGAAACTAGTATTAAAAACATAATCAGATATTGAAAACAAACCGCTTTTAAGTGCTTGAGATGTATCAAAAGCTCCTGTCTCGATACCTTTTCTAACTTCATCAAAACCCGATATGTAGTCTTTATCGTCTTGTTTTTCTAATTTTTTAACTATGTCTTCACCTTGTGTTAACGAAGCGGCTGTTCTTAATTGTGGATTTAAAAATAAACCAAATCTTAATAAACTAGTATCTCTTGTATCTTCACCTTTAAAAGATTCTATTACAGGTTTCACATATTTAACTGGCGGTTTAGGTTCTCCAATACCCTCTAAAGCAGATAAAAAACTTTCTTGAAACTCATCAAGAGTTCTTACATCTCCTGGTTCAGTCGCAGGTTTTTTGTAAGGTCTCTTTCGTTGCCTTTCTATAGCAGTTTCATCTCTAGCCATGTTATTACTCCTGTGGTAAAACTAGATTGACACTATACTTTTGATTAAATAAATCTACGTCTTGTTGTGTTGATATGCTTGCAAAATCTTCTAATGCTTCTGGACTAGATGCAATTACTCTTATAACGTCATCTGATATTTCTTTTGGTAATCTAGCTCTTAAAGTTGCAAAATCTATTTTAGGTTCTTCTGCTACATTTGCTCCTTGATTCATATCAGCACCACCACCTTGCATAAATCCAGCTCTACCGCCTTCAGCTTTTGTTTCAGGTTCTACTTGTGGGACTTCAGAGAAAAACTCTGCATATCTTCTATATGCTTCTTTTAATAAATTAGGATCGTTTTTACCATCTGGATATTTATCTATCTTTTGACCTGGATTATTAGGATCATCTATTTGTTCATCTTTTAAATCATTAATAATACCTTTTAAAACATTTTCAGCAAAATCAGTTTGTTGCATTAATGATTTACCTACAGCATTTTCTTTTGATAAATAATTTAATCTAGCTTCTGCTTGGGCTAGTTGATCATTAAGACCCTCTTCACCTGCTTGAATTCTACTTTTAAGATCAGTTATTTTACCCATGGTTCTTTCAATATCATTTGCTATTTCAAGTTTAGCAAATGTTTTACCGCTAGTTCCACCAGCAGCTTCTGCTTTTGCATCAATTAAAGTTTTAAATAAATCAGAATCAGATGCAAACTGTGTTGCTCTTTTAGTATCTATATCTTCAAATAATTGTTCTGTTGGTCCTTTAGCAGCTATTGCAGCACTTTGAAATATGTTTCGTCCACCTGGTTGAGCTAGTAAATTTAAACCTGTAGACATTAAAAATCTTGAAAGACCTTGACCCCTTGGTGTTTGAAATTGTGGCATCATTGCTTTTGCTTGTTGAAATTCTTCTGCTGTTGGTAATACACGCCCAGCATCAAAATAATTTTCTCTTGGTTTATCAAGTCCTGATGTAATACCAGTTCCTGCAGAACCACCTATTCTAAACATTGGTCTTTTTAATATTCTATTCATCTTATTACCCAAACATTGGCCGTGGATTTACTGCTCCATAAATACCAGCAAGTGTTGTACCTACACCAAGAGCTGTTTGTAATGGTGAAGGATTAGGTGTAATCGTTTGTTGGAACTGTGCAGGGTATCCACCCATTAATCCAGTAACTTGACCAGCAAATCTATCTAACTGTTCTTGTGGTTGGAATGTTGCTTGTCTTACCGCTTCTCTTTGTGCATCGAGTTGAGCCTGTGCTTGTGCCTGGTTTGCTGCGCCCAGTCGACCTAAAGTAGAAATATCTCTTTGTTGTAATCCAGGCACGAGAGATGCTAAACCTGCTTGTTGTTGTCCTAAACCTGATTGTGCTTGGGCTAATCCGAATCTGTTTGCAATGTCTTGCTGTCTAGCTTGCATTGCTTGTCCAAATCCTTGTTGCAAGAGATTAGCTTGTAATAAAGCTCTTTCTCTCGCTGCCCCTGTGCCAAACTCCGCGAGTTGCACTCCCGCTCGACCAGCGCCGAGCACTCCCAAAGCTGTTTGTTGATCTCGTATCTCCTGCTCTCTTTGTCTAGTGTTACGATCAAATTCTGAAAGTGTTGCATCAATTACTTGTGCTTGGAAGGGTGACATAAATTGTTGCACTTGAGCTGAGGTTGGTGCTCCTGTTGAAATACCACCTAATGTAGTTCCTGCTGCTCCAACTTGTTGTTGTGCTGCAGTCACAAATGGTTGAAAAGATCCAATCCCTGCTTGTGCTAGTTGTTGTGCTTGTGTTTGTAATGCGTCTCGAGCTGCTACTTGTGGTGCAAGTCCCGCTAAACTTTGTTGTCTAGTTGTAAATGCTCTAGCTGCATCTTGTCTTGCTTTAAAACCTTCTGCTGTTTCTCCAGGTTGTCTTGATATGCCTGCGATACCAGTCGTTACAACTGGTATACCTGTTTGGGCCGTGATCTGTTTTGCTAGATCTACACCTAAATCTTCAACAAACTGTGCGGGTAATGTTCTTTGTTGCTCTATTGTAGCCATTATAATACTTCCTCTAATCTTTGTGATGTTTGAAACATACGTCTAGCGCCTTCTAAGCCTTGCGATTCTTC